GGGTCTTGTGACGCGTCGTCCGAACAAGGGTGTCGCTGTCCGCGATTTCTCGGTCGAGGAGGTTGAGCACATCTACGACGTGCGCGCGCTCCTCCAGACGGAAGCCGCGCGCCGCATTTCCATGCCCGCCGGCAATTCGCTGCTCTCCGAGCTGGAAGACATCCACGCGCATTACTGCAGCGCCCACGATGCCGGCGACCTGCAGACGGTTTGCACGCTGAACAACATCTTCCACCAGACGATGTGGGCCGCGTGCGGCAATGATTGCCTCGCACGCCTCCTCGACCAGCTATGGACCGAGACGCTCGGAATCCGCTGCTATGGCATAGGCGACCCCCAGCTTCTGGCGCTGGCGCGCGCCGAACACGCGCAGATGATCCAATGCCTGCGTAGCGGCGACCGCGACCGGTTCGTGGTGCTGTCGTCGGAGCACATGCTGCCTTCCCTGGAGGCCTACAAGCGCGCCCATGGGGGCTGGAGCGCCGGCAAGCTTGTCACGGAAGCGGCGGACGAAAAGCAAGCCTCGTGAGCCCGACCTACGAAATCATCGTCCACGGCAACAACCTGCGCCTCAAGGACGACTTCCTCGGGATGTCCAATGTGACGCTGATCCGCTCCGAGGACGGGCCGATCCTGTTCGACACAGGCGGCTACATCTCGCGGTTGGGCCTCTTGAAGCAATTACGAGAGCGCGGGCTGTCGCCGTCAGACGTGCGCACCGTGTTCCTTTCCCACCTTCATTTCGACCACAGCCACAACATCGACCTCTTCCCGAACGCGAAGTTCATCGTCAGCAGGCGCGAATGGGATTATGTCGGCAATCCTCACCCTGACGACATCCTCATGCCCTGGGGCGTGCGCGAATGGCTGTCGGAGCACGCGCTCGAGCTCATCGACGGCGAAGGCGTCGTGGCGCGCGGGATCAGCTACTTCCCTGCCCCGGGCCATACGCCCGGCTGCTATGCGCTCAGTCTCGACACCGCAAACAGCGGGTGCGTGGTGATCGCCGGCGATGCGATCAAATATGCCAAGGAAGTCGTACTTCGGCGATGCGACATGGCCTTCGACACATTGGAGGCGGGAACCGCAAGCATCGAACGAATACTCGCCATGGCAGACCGGATCGTTCCGGGACACTTCCCCGAATTGATCCGTACTGCGGACGGCGCGTTCTCATGGACCGACGTGGCGCCGCTCTATCTGCAGGTCCGCTAATCCGCCAGAACGGGTCGCTTCGTGTAATCCATGAATTCTCGGATACTGGGCTGGTGGGCGCGACAGGGATTGAACCTGTGACCCCTCCCGTGTGAAGGCGTCGCCTGCCTCAACGAATTCAATGGGTTGAACAGATCGTCGGCCCGTTCCACGCCTTTTCCACGATTCAAGCGATCACCGCGGGCCCGTATTGACGGCCGAGATCGTGATCGCGATATCCTTGCTCCCGCACCTCGGGCAGCGCAGGTGCGGCACCAGCTCGTCCCGCATGGCGGAATGATCATAGCCGAGCCGACGCCCGAGCTTGTGCAGGTCTAGGAGGCCATAGTGCCGGCAGTCCGGATTGCCGCAATGGGCACCGATCTGATAGCCGTTGTCGATTTCCCATTGGATCGTCTGCATGGACGCGTCCTATACGAGACGCGCCTCCAAAACGCAAAAAAGCCCCGCGCGACCTTTCGGCCGGCGGGGTGACTGAGCATCAGATTTGCCGGCAGGCGGCCGGCGCGCATCCGGGACGAACCGGAATTCCTATTTCGGGGGGCCGATCCCGAACAGCGTGTGCCATAGCCCGTATGCGGTCGTAATGGCGCCCAGAAGAGTGCCGCCGATGCCGATCAGGAAGCGGCCCAGCAAACCCGCACCAGCCGCCTTTGCTCTCAGCATCTTCACGCCGTCCGATGTCGTTTCCAGTGCGGCGATGCGCATGTCATGGGCAGTGTGGCGGTGTTCGGCGATCTCCTTGGCGTGGACGAATTCGAGCTTCAGCATGTCCTGTCCGCGCACGACCGATTCGATCGCCTCATGCATCTTTGACCGGGACTGGTCCGAGCGGATGAGCGTCGCCTTGATTTCGTCGAGGGCGGCGGTCTGCTGCTGGACCATGACGATGAGGGCCCCGAGTTGCTGGTCAGAACTCATGTCGCCAAGATCCTTCAAAGGCATAATGTCCCCGCCCGCCCTTCAGTTGCGTATTTCAGTGTGGGCCGTGAGCCCGCTGGAGATCGGTATAGACAGCCACACAGCGGCGCTTGGAGGCGTTCGCCCAATCGGTGCGGTGCCGCTCAGCCTTTAGAGCATCGTCGGCGGCGATGCCGACCGTTCGTGGCGCGTGCGGCGTGTCGCGGTAGCATTCGGCCGGAAGGTCGGGCAGCGCGGTCGACGCCTCAGCCACGGCCTTCTGTGCGGACGCGTCTGTTAGTTGCCGGTTGAGGCTGGCGCATCCGGCCATGGACAGGCACAGGAGCGCGATGACGAGTGCGCGGGTCATTTCCCCCTCCCCTCGATGTAGTCCCAATCCTCGGCGGTGAGCGGATAGCAGTTGCCCGCCACCTTGCATTTGCGGGCGTGTTCGTCTGCCGCCTGTTGGTCGATCGCATCCTGTTGCTCGCGGGCGATCTGATCCGCCTCTGCCGCCTTGCGATACGCGTTGAGCGCGTCCTGGGCGATCTGCCGGTCATGCTCCGCCTTGGCCTTCTGCGCCACCAGCGCGGCGTATTGCTCCTGGGCGACGTAGGATTTCAGGAGGTTGCGGTCGTGGACCTTGAGCCAGACATAGCCGGCGAGCGCGACGGAGAGGATCAGCGCGAGGATGACGGCGGCCTCAGCGATCCACGTCGCATAGGGTTTGAAGCGATCGGAGAGGCGGCCGATGAGCAGTGATGCGATCCATGAGACGAGGATGCCCATTGGCGATATCTCCAGAAATCAAAGCCAAGGCGCGTCAGACAGCGCCGCGTTTACCCACGGCCCGATAAAGGCCATGGCCGTCATGGCGAGCAGCATGAAGACGATGAAAGCGGCGGCACATAGGTGATCGGCGCGCATGTCAGCAGGACTTCCAGACGCCGCCCTGCAACCACCCGTGCCAGTGGCCGACATGATGGACGGAAGGGGACAGGGTCGGGGCTTCCATGTTGCCGTCCCACTCCCAACTTGGATGCGCGGGTTCAGCCGGCCGGAAGCGAAGAGCGCCGCGCGCACCACACCCGCACGGACATGAATAGATCATGCCGGCCGGATAGCGGTCGCCAGCCTTGAAGTATTTAAAGGCGCCCGATTGCTTGTCGACGTCGTCGATGTCGTCGAACCTCTGCGCCTTCACCGGCACAGTCTTGACTTCCGCCATCTCAGCCTCCAATCCCGAGCATGCACAGGGCGCGTTCCTTGCGCCGGCGGATCGTCAGCCCGGCAAGCCTCCTGCCCCCGGCATGGTCGTAAAGCAGGACGTCGTCACAGGCCTTCGCCAGCCGCCCGGAATTGACATCCCGGGCAACAGAGGATCGGCAGAAGGCACCGGTGCCGATGTTGTAGGCGAGGCTCAGAAAGGCGACATAGGACTTGTCCGGGATGGAGGCCGGATCGACCAGGCAGGCGTTCATGCGGGAGGCAAAATCCCCGAGCGCCGCCGTGAACTGCCGTTTACACTCTGCCGCCGATGCACGATCGCCCATATGGACGCCGCGCGTCTCGCCGTAGCAGATGGTCGGGATGCCCACGGAATCGCGATAGGCCACATACCGCACGCCTTCGAAGCCACCGACCGTGGCGATCGCCAGTGCAAGCGTCGCGCCGATGAGTTTGCGGCCGCGCGGGTCAGGAGGACGCGGGATCATCGCAATTCCCTCTGCTCAATATTCGAGACGATGACGGATGCTGATTGGAGGACAGCCCCTACCAGTGCGAAAGCCCATGGCTGGATCGGCAGATATCCGTCGAGAAACGGATAGGCGTAGGCTGCGCCGGACAGGAGCGCGGCAATCACAGCCATCGCCGTGAGCCGTACCGACCACGCATGGCGCAGGAACAGCCTCCATTCGTTGATGACGGTCATTTCGAGCCTCCCACCCTCTCGATCGTCACGCGCCCCTCGCCGGCGCCGATCATGCCGAGCGCCCGGGCACTCCCGCGCGAGAGGTCGATGCAGCGGCCGGTCCAGCGCGCCGGTCCCCTGTCATTGATGCGCACCACGACAGTCCGCCCATGCCATCGCACCTTGAGCCGCGTGCCGAACGGCAGGCTCCTATGCGCCGCTGTCAGCCCGTCCGGTCGGAACCACTCGCCATTGGCCGTCCGCGCGCCACGCTGGTACCAGGAGGCGAGGCACGTCTCGGCATAGGAGAGAGCAATCGACACCGGCGAGACGAGCGCGATCACAATGCCCACGATAAGGGCAAGGAGGATCGTTCTGACGGTGACTGCGTCAGGCATGGGCGGCTCGGATTTTCGGAAGATCAGTTTTTGCGGCGTCCCTTGACGTCCAGCCACGCGGTCCAGCCGAGCACGGCAAGGCCCATGATGGTCGCCTTGATGCTCGACACTCCGCCGGCCTTCAGCGCCTCCCTGAACTCGGCCGCCGCCGTCCAGCGTGACCACTCGAGATCGTCGAGCATGCAGTCGTGGATGATGGCCGCCTTGGCAAAGCGCGCGTCGGCCGGATTTAGCCACCAGCGCACGATCCCCGGAATGGTCGCGAGATCGGTGATGAAGCCGGACCGGACCGTATAGACGAGTCCGGAACCCTCCTTCCCGACCTCCCATGAGAGATCGCGCAGAAGCTGCCACTTGCGGCCGGCTATCGGCTCGAGCGACCACTGTTCCGTGAAAGACGACATCAGAGTTTCCCCGCCGCTACGAAGAAGGCGTCGATCTGGTCCTCGGAAAACCCCATCTGCTCGAACCCCGTGGCCATCATCGGTTCGGCCCGAACGAACATCACAGAATTGTCGTAGGAGATCTGCACCAGCGGATCCTGCTGACCGATCCACGCCTCAACGATGGATTTCAGGCCGGCGATCTGAAGCTGGAGCTTGAACTGCCGGGCCGTGACGGACCGCGGCACCGGATCGGCCAGGATGGTGACGGGGACATCGCCGCCCCATTCGGTCTGGATGGCCGCCTGGTCGGCCGCATAGGTGTCCTGTGCGTCCTGATCGGCATCTGCGGCAAGACCCGCCCGCACCCGGGCCAATGCCTTGATCTGGTCTGATGCCCCGAAGATCAGCGTCTGGGCGTCGTCATAAACCGTCCAGACGGGGTTGGCGACGGTCGAGGTCGAGCCGTCCTCATTGGTGACGTCGACCGTTCTGGGAACGCTGGCGTCGGGCTCGGCAACCCGCTGCGCCGCCTCATAGGCGAGAACGTCGGTTTCTGCGGAATGCAGGGCGGCGTTCTTGGTCTCGATTGCGGTCCTGTCGGCGGTGGAGATCTGCGTGACATCCACCGCGTCCAGAAGGCACTCGAACTGCCCCGTTTCGGTCAGGGACCAGCGGCGCAGCAGGGTATCGTTATAGAGATCGCTCATTGGACTGCCACCGGGTTGAACACCGCACGAACGCCCCACTCGATGTTCTTCGAGGAGACGCCGGTCGCGGTGATGTCGATCGTCTGCGTGGTGGTGTTGGCCGAGACCGTCACGGCCATGGTCGAGGTGACCTCGTTGATGACCCGCTGGGTGGACGAGCCGGAGAGCGCGATGTTGCCCTCGCCCGGCCGGTAGGCCATCACAACGTCCTCATAGGCCGCCAGTTGCTCGGAGGAGGGATCGGCATACTCACGGGCGACGGTGCGGATCACCCATTCCCCTGCCTCGCCCTTGTCCATCGGCAGACGGGCAATGACGGTGGGCGTGGCGTTGGTTGTCACCCCGCAGCCCGGCAGATCGACGGTGAGGCGATCATAGAGCGGCGGGCCTCCATTGTGGCCGATCCCCGCTGCCGCCGCTTCCCTGAGAGGAATGGAAGGCAGCGAGATGTCGGCACTGTCACTGTCCCGCGTGGTGGTGATCCCCGCCTTTGCATCGATGCCGGTATAGACGGTCGAGTCCGTGTCGGAGACCGTCAGCCCCTTGATGCGTGCCGAGCCCGCAGTGGTGGCGACATGCAGAAGGTCGGTCGTGTCGTCATAGGCCAGAGCCGAGACGGAATCCCCCGGCAGCAGGCACTTGGCCCCGCTCTCGAACAGGTGGCGCTCGTCCTCGTAGATGGCACGGATCTGAGCTGGGGTGGGAGCGGTGAGGCCAAGGCGTGGCAACGCCATGTTCCCGTCGCTCATCGCGCCGTATCCTCCGACACCTGCCCCAAAATTCAACGGTACGGTCAGATTGGTGAGGCTGGTATTGGCATTCGTGAGCG